CTATGCATTTAACGTATAGCATCAAAGCAATCTCAAAATGCTCCCACCACTTACCATCTACATCTTGTCTTGTACCTGCAGTAGTTTGGTTGTATACATTATCAATATGTAAAATATCGTTTCCTATGCAAAATAATACCTTTTCTATACCAAAACCTGCAGACTTCTCTAAAAGTCCCTGTATGCCCTCTAAAACCCTCTCTACAGCAGTTTCACAGTCATATCCATTACCTGTTTCTAATTCTTTAGCATATTTACCAATATGTATGTCAGCAGGATTGATAACAAGTAGGTGATCATTTTCAAAATCTCTATCTATTTTTTTGTAGGTTGGTGAGTAATCTTCTATAAGACTTTTTATCTTATCTAATATTTGCTCTTCATCTAAACCATACTCTTGTTTTGTAACTATAGAGAATCTCAGTTCTCCACCCATGTTTTGCCAATGCTTGACACTAACAACATCTTCTTTGTTTATACCTCGTTCTTTTAAATGTAACTCTAAAGCTGTATTACCATTGATGTTTTCTACATCTATACCCCTAGATTCATTTATTAATTCTACTTCTTCAGCAGAAAGTCTTAATCTTTTACCTTTTAATTTTGTCATGTTTTTGATTTTTAGTTTTGCTAAATGTAAGCAAAATATTAGGTGCTTCTAAAACAAAAATGGGATGTTATTAACACCCCACTCTTGAAACTAAAAACAATTATCCAACCAGAAAGGTTGATAGAAGCACAAATGTAACTAATTTTTTAAATTACAATTACACTTTTCACAATTTTTTTCAAATACTGAAAACAGTAATGGTAAGACTGCTAAAAAACTTAAACCCAAATTCATATATGTGATGCCATTTAACGATATATCTGCACTAGCAGCTATAACTAACACCCCACTTATTGTTCTCTTAGAAGAATACTTACCCTTAGTGTCTTTAAACAATTCTAAAACTGACTTAACAATTTCAGTAATTGGACTTATAGCTTGTTTAACCAAGCTACCAGTAATCATATCTACTATTTTACTCATTATTTCTTGATGTCAGCAATTCCCTGACCTAGAATTAAAGTAAGTATCGCATAGTAAACTTTCTCTACTTCTGCTTCTGATAGACCTAGCTTTGCTGCTGCAAATGGAACAAATACTGCAGATACTGCATACCAAAACTTTTTTGAGTCAAACATTTTTTTTAACATTTCCATAATTTATTTATTTTAATTATTAATTAATACAACCAGATAACTGGCTGAACCTTATCTTGATCTGAATCTACATGAATGAATCCACCTTCTTTACTCAAACCAATTCTTACAAATCCTGCTTCTGCTAGTCCACTTATAATCAATGCTCTTTGATAGCTATCTTTACATTCTATATCACAAGCTATTCCTTTTATATGTGAACTGCTAGGATTTTTTATTGACAGGGGGTGATTTGGACACCTGTACCCTGATGTTATTTTATATTTAATATTACTGAAAGACCTAGCTCTATCTAAATCTTCTATAAAATCTAAGTTCATCATGTTAGTCTTACAACCACACTTACAAGTAAACTCACTTTTTTTAAAGTAACTAAATGTCATTATTTACCTTGTCCTCTTTTTGGTTTCTTATAACCATTCTGACTTTTACTAGAATTTTTAGAATGAACTCCTTTACGTTTCTTATTCTTAGTCTTTCTAAAAGTAAAAACTATTTTAGCCATACTAAGCTGTTACAGCAATAAATTCTACATCACAAGCTGCTGTATCTGATTTAGCTGCAACTAATGTTATATCTGCTAAAGCACCAAATGTAGTTCCTGTAGCTGCATCCATCTCATTATTCATGAGCATCATGCTCTCACCTGCTGCAAGTTTATACCAAAAACTATCAGCACCATTATATACTCTTAATGTAATGAAGTTAGTATCATCTAAATTAGTAACTCTAAAATAAGCATAATCTGCTGCAACTCCTGTACCTGCATCATCTGCTGCACCCCAGTTAAACAAAGTTTTTTCTGTAGTAGCTACATTCATAATTCTTTGATCTACCTGACCTTTAGATGTGAATGTTTTCTCTACAGTATTACCATATGCCACACCATTCAAAGTGTATGATTCTACTATAGTTACTGTTAAATTTGCTGCTGTTACTGTACTTGCCATATTATTTTTTTGTTTTTGTAAATTTATAAATTGAGAATCCTATTGCCATTAATAAAGAAACTGTTGTTAGTATTTCATTAAATGATGCTAACGATATTCCTATTGCTCCTGCGTTTGCCATTCCCACCTGTATCGTATCTTCAATTGTATCTTTCATTTTATTTTGTTTATTAATTGTCATAGCCAACTTGTATGCCTAACTTAAAAAATGTTGTTGCTGCTATTGATGCTTTTACCATTGCAAATAATACATCTCCTGCTGCTAAACTTGTTTCTGGAGTTAAGTTTCTAGTTACTTGTAAATTATCGTTACTTGATTGTCCTGTTATTGTTAATTCGTTTAATAATACTGGATCAATAGCACCAGTATTTCCTGCTACAAATGTCATCTTACATAAAGCTACTGTTATTGTTGCTGCTGTAGTAGCATTTCCCCACATATATATTGTGTTTAAATTACAAGCATTGTGCATAACAAAAGATTTTACTTTAAAAAAATCACCTATATCTAAACCTGTTTGCCCAACAGTTCCTGCACCATAGTCTTGGTTATATTCGTTTGGTGATTGACCATCAGTCATATTTGCACCATAGTGATAATTAGAATTTCCTAATGTAGCATAACCCTGTATGTCAAATGTATCGGTTTTTATTAGGTTTTTCTTTGTCCAAATTAAACTACCATCTGTATTACCTGCACCTGTACCTGTAGACTTGCTACATAAAGTGTCGTTAAAAGCAGACTCAAAACCTTTTGGGTTGTGTCTGTTTACATCTGTTAAATTTTTGTGTTCGTTAGCAGCCATATTTATTTAAGTAATCTTTAAACCTATCATCTAAGTTATTTTTTTCTTTGTCTATTTGGTCAAGTTTTTTTATTGCCCATTCTACACCACTCGTTCCTCCCCAAGCATCCCACATTATACCTCCACAACCTTCATCATATGGCACATCTTTATGTTGTTGATGTCTTTTAAAACTTGCCATACGAGCTATAGTATCTCTTGATAAACTTTCTCTATTAGCTAATTGCCTAGCCCTTGTCCAACCAACTTGTGTACCACAAGAACTACCATTTTCTTCTTTATACTTTATTGCTCTTTTTGCATTGTTAGTAGCTGATTGTGGATAGTCATTGTATGTCTTTGCATAATAGTCTTTGTTGGCAGTTTCACACGATTCTTTAGAATCATACTGACAATTACCAGTTTCTCCAAATCTCCACATTCCATTTTCACATTCGTAACAAGGCATATCTTTATCTTTTAACAGTCATCACAAGGACAGAAATCTTTCCAACTCGTATAATTTCTTGGTCTTGAGTACATACTGTCGTACATTATTATTCCATGATTCTTGTAAGCATAACCTCTTGCAGGTCTGTCAGATTCGTATGTAGGGTATAAACCATTCTGGTCAGAATCTTCCATGTAGTCTAACATATCTTTTAAATATATCTCAGACTTTCTATATGTGTCTTGCTTATATGCATTTAACTCTGAAGGGTCTACTATAGTAGCAAACTCATCTACATTGTGTACAATACCCATGCTACTACTATTGCTTTGTACCTCATTAATAACCTCAAATCTTACAAACCAACAAAGACATCTTGTAAGAAAGTCATCCATTAAAGTTTGATTTGCAACAGTAAGTGTACCATCATTATGCTGAGTCTTTAACTCTTCGTAAAACTTTTTACCTAAAGCAGGTTTTAAATGTGCTAGTTCTGTAAGTAGTATAGTGTTATTAGATATTAAAGCAGTATCAGTATTAGCATTTGTAAAACTATTACTGATAACTTCTCCTGCAGTTACTAAAGGTATGTATTGATTTACGTTTGCCATATTATTGTTCTTGGTTTTCTGATTCTACTTCGGTTACTTGTAATTCGCTTTCACTATCTCCAATACCATCTTGGTCATCATCTCTTGTAACAATAATTTGCTCTCTATCTGTCAAGAACATATTACCCTCTTCTAGCATTGGGAAATCTTCATCTAACATCTTTCTCTGTTCGTTTATAGTAAGTATCTTAGTAGGATCAAGCTGAGTAGCAAATGATACTGGTGGCTCGTATTGTATTAATAATTCTTCTGAGATAAAACCCATCTCTTTGTTTAGTATATCTTT